ATAAGGGGTGTTTCGCCCGTTGCGACGGGCGACCGCCGATCGCGGCGGCTCCGACAAGCCTTTGAAAAGGCTTGAGCGAAACTTTCAATAAGGACACCGCCAACAGTTCGATAAATCAAAATTTGAAATTCGGTCTTAAATCAAACCATAATTTTGCAAGGTCGTCTTGAAGACATCAAGGCGGCCTTCTTCCATTTCGCATAAGGGAAGGCGAAGCTCACCCGTGCAAAGCTTCATAAGAGACAGGGCGGTCTTGACGGGAATTGGATTCACCTCGCAGAACATATCCTTCATAAGCTTAAAATACTTTTCGTGTATATCTCGGCAACCATCAACGTCGCCATCAAACCATTTTCGGCAAAGCATAACCATTTCATATGGTATAATATTTGAGACCACCGAAATAACACCCATGCCGCCTAAGGATAACATCGGCAGGGTCTGGTCGTCGTTGCCCGAATAGACGTCAAAATCATTTCCGCACTCGCAGATGAGCCTTGCGATATCACTGATATTGCCCGACGCCTCCTTGACCGCAACGATATTCTCGTGCTTTGCTATCTCTCTGTAGACGTCAATCGGGATATTGCAGCAGGTGCGCGTGGGCACGTTGTATACGATGACAGGCTTATCGGTAGCATCGGCTATTTTGTAATAGCTTTTTATAAGCCCCTTAGGCGTTGCCTTGTTGTAGTATGGCGTGACCACCAAAAGCGCGTCGTATCCCATATCAGATGCAAATTTTGACATTTTTACAGCGTGCATGGTGTCGTTGGAGCCTGTTCCCGCTATCATAGGCACTCTGCCGCTTGCCTTCGCCAGCGCAAATTCCAGAACACTGTGATGCTCCTCGTCGGAAAGCGTCGCGCTCTCGCCCGTGGTACCGCAGATGACCAGCGCGTCGATACCGCTCTCTATCTGTCGGTCGATAAGTCTTGCGAAGCTTATGTAGTCTATCTCTCCGTCCTTAAAGGGAGTAACCAGCGCGGTAGCCGCGCCCCTAAAAATAGATTTTTTATTTTTGCTCATAAGAAAGTCCTTTCTGTAAGCGAGGATTTTGATTCAGACTATTGCAAAATCCCGCGCCATATGCTATAATAAAATGAATAATTGTATATTACATAATATGAAAAGCTATGGAATATTGCCATCAGGAGAAAATATGAATTTAGAAAACAAGGTAATTATAAACGAGAAAAAGCCCACAGACCTGCTTACGTCGGATTTCGACTATTATTTGCCCGAGGAGCTGATAGCCCAGCACCCGGCGGAGAAAAGAGACCATAGCAGACTTATGGTGCTTGACAGAGCCGAAGGAACTGTTACACACAAGCATTTTTACGATATTCTCGACTATATAAGACCCGAGGACGTGCTCGTTGTCAACGACTCCAAGGTCATTCCCGCCCGTATTTACGGTCACGTCGAGGGCAGAGAAGAGGCTTTGACGGAGCTTTTGCTTCTCCGCCAAAAAGAGCTTGACACGTGGGAATGTCTCGTAAAGCCGGGTAAGCGCGCAAGAATCGGAATGAAGCAGGTGTTTGGTAACGGGGCACTTGTAGGCGAGGTCGTTGACTTATGCGAGGAAGGAAACCGCATAATAAAATTCGACTACGACAGAGAAAAGTATGAAAATATATACAACGTGCTTCACGAGATAGGTCTTATGCCTCTCCCGCCCTACATTACCGAGCAATTGCACGACAACAGCCGCTATCAAACGGTCTACGCAAGAGAAAACGGATCGGCGGCGGCACCCACCGCGGGACTTCATTTTACCGAGGAAATTTTGCAAAAGCTTCGCGATAAAGGTGTGGCTATCGCGCCCGTAATGCTCCACGTGGGACTTGGTACATTCCGTCCCGTAAAGGCGGACAGGCTGGACGAGCACGTGATGCACACCGAGTTTTTCTCGGTCTCAAAGGAGAGCGCCGATATTATCAATTCGCGCAGAGCCGCAGGCGGCAGAGTTATCTGTGTCGGAACCACCTCCTGCCGCACGCTTGAGAGCGCGTCGGACGAAAATGGCATAGTTCATGCAATGTCAGCCGACACGGGAATATTTATCTACCCCGGCTATAAATTCAAGGCAGTGGACGCTCTTATTACCAATTTCCACCTGCCGCAAAGCACGCTTATAATGCTTGTTTCTGCCTTTTACGACAAGGAAAAGGTAATGGAGGCGTACAAGATTGCGGTTGAGGAAAAGTACAGATTTTTCTCCTTTGGCGATGCAATGCTTATCCTTTGACAGATTTTCGGTGCATAAAAAGAACCCCGAAATCCCTTATGATACAAGGGTTTTCGGGGCTTTTTGTTTTTCAAAGTTTGTACAAAAATTTGTGTTCGATCCCGTTTTTGAACCGAATTGCCATCACTCTGCCATCTTTTATGACAATTTTTTTGACAATGGAATTGACGAACTCTTTGATGATTTTGGTGTCGATTTTTCGCACCAGCTTCTCGAACTCTATGAAGCGTTTGTTTTGCAAATGCTGGTTCATAATGAAGAAGGACGCCTTTGCTATGAACTCCTCATCGGAGAGCGAGAAATGAGATGAACTTGACAGCTCTATCTCCTCCAGACGCTTGTCTATCGTGGCGATGGCATCCAGCATCGCTTTTCTCTCCACGATGTACTCCGTTTCAGAGATCCCTTCATCATCATAATAGTAAAGAGACTTCAAGCGAGCGAGGGCTCGCTCTTTTTTTCGCTTCTCGGAAGCCAGCAGATCACGCTCGTCCGCAACCTCTGGGCTCTCTTCGTATGACTCGACTGCTTTGGAGGCGTAGAGAACATTCTCGAATTTACCAGAACGAAGAGCCTCGTACATCTCGGTAAGTCCCGAGACATCGATGTGATCCACATCGGAGAACATATCGCCACGGAGCAGTTTCTTCTCGAATGTTTCGAGAGAGGTTGATCTTCCGAAATTGTTTTGAGCCTTTATGACATTTGCGATATAATTGAGAACGAATGGACCGAGGATCACATCCGATATGTACTTGTTTGAGCAGTCGTTAAACCGACGCTTTTTGGTACAGGCGTATATCGATGGTCTGTAACCGCCAGCTCGCTCTCTATCAATGGTACTCTGCATAGCACTACCGCAGCATCCGCATTGAAGGATCCCGGCGAATATGTGGATGTTTTTCCGCAGATAGCTTTTCGCTACATTGCGATTGCTCCTGCGGTTCTCTTCGAGAAAAGCCATCATTCGTTGGTGACGCTCGGGTTCTATTATGGCTGGGTGATGGTTCTCGATAACGATCCAGTCCTCCTCTTTTTTTAGATGGAGACTGCTGGTGTTTCCCTTACTCTTGCTCTCGTCGTGATAATTGTATCTGTACACTCCGGTGTAAAAAGGGTTCTTGAGCATAGTGGAAACAGTCGTGGGGTTCCACGGTATTCCGCTTCTTGGCAAAAGACCCTTTTCATTGAGAGTCTTTGCCACAAAAAGCAAGGATCTGTTAGCTTCGTATAGGTCATAGATCTTGCGAATGATAGAAGCCTCTTCCTCGTTAATTGAGAACTCCCGGGTGGACTTGTCATAGTTATAACCGAATGGTATCCTTCCGCCATTCCATTGACCGTTATTTGCACGGGAGAGCATAACTGCGGTAACACGCTCGGAGGTCATATTACGCTCCAGCTCCGCAAACACCAGAATGATCTTGAGCATAGCCTCGCCCATAGCCGACGAAGTGTCGAACTGCTCGTTCTTCGACACGAATACCACGCCGAGCTTTTTGATTTCCTCATACATTGCGGCGAAGTCAAGAAGGTTTCTGCTGATACGGTCGATTTTCCAAACGACGAGGTGCGAGAACTCCCCGGTTCGTATTCGAGCCATCATACGCTGGTAGTCCGGGCGGTCAGTATTCTTGGCAGAATACCCAGCATCCTCGAACACCTCATAGTTATCGATGCCGAGTGCGTACTTGGAATAGTTAATAAGATCCTCACGCTGAAGAGGGAGACTGTCTTTGTCTATCTGATAGTGAGTCGATACACGGATGTAAAGGGCGCATTTTTTGGCATCTAAAGCCTGTTCTATCCTTTTACTCACGGGAGCCGCCTTCCTCGCCTATAAAGGCATCCATACGCTCCTTCAGATCAGCCCACGAACATCTCACTCCGCCAAGAGAAAGAATGGTTGGTATCCGTATAGTTTGCTGATCTCCGAGTTCCCGATCTATCACGCTTGTCGGAAGAATAAAGAACTCCCATTGATCGAGCATCATCGGGTTTGCCTTATCGCCGTCCTCCTCCTTGAGGAAACAGAACACATAGAATGCAGAGTGTCTGCACCTATGCTCCCAAAGCTCTTCCTTTGTACAGTACCCGTCTTCGACATCCTCATCCCATAAGCAGAGCTGTTTCTTGATACTGAATACTATCCGGGAGGACTTGCCTCCGTGCGAGTCGCTGACTACCGCACAGGACTTGATCTCAAGTCTTTTGCAACGGTATAGAAGATCATAGGGCTTCCAACCGGGCTTTTCATCCGTTGGGACCCCCAGAGCTTTAGCAACTACGAACTCTGCGATTGCTCCTCTGATAGGGTGGTTCAGCAGATCGGAGGCGTACCATTGCCAGAAGTCGAGTAAGTTGAAATCAAGGAACATACCGTCGTTCTCGAATACCTCGTTTCCTGTATGCTTTTGCATTTAATCATCTCCTTTCTTGAGTATTTTGTGCAAGGGAATGATTTTGCAACCGCTTACCCGGCGTTTCCATTTCGGGTCTGCTTGGATGGCAATAAGTAATCCTTTTCGTTTGCCGTCATATACTTGTCGAGCAAAGCCCACAGTACACGACGGTCATCCTCGGTTGCCTTCGAGAAGCAGGACAGCAAGATTTTCTCCTCTGGGTTAACAGACTCTTTGCTGTTTGGTAAGTTTGTGATGCCGATGAGATAATCGGATGATACATTCAAAGCACGAGAGATGTCGGCAAGGATCTCGATGACCGCCGGGTTGTTTACCTCTTTGATGTATCTGGATACGGTGGCTTCGGTAGTATTCGCCTTCTCCGCAAGCCATCGCTGCGTTACACCTCGCATATCGATAGAGGCTTTCAAGCGTTCTGAAAAGATAGACATAGCGTTTCCCTCCTATTCATTTGTAAGATTATAGCATAAAATTACTGATTTGCCTACTTATTTCATAATTTTTATAATTTTTTTCTGAAAACCGCTTGACATTTACTGATCGGTAAGCTATAATATAGACAATCCATAATTTCAAGAGGAAAGGTGGTGTTAGAATGAATGCTTTGAAATTGAAAGGATTGCGTATTGAAAAGGGGCTCACCCAGTCAGATATGGCGGAGATCATCGAGAAGTCTCCGGATACCTATGCCAAGAAGGAACGAGGAGAGGTTATGTTTACCCCGAGCGAAATGTGCCTCATTGCGGTATCTCTTGAGATGACATTCGCCCTTTTCAACCTTATTTTTTTTGACAACAACTTACCGTTCAGTAATTTCAAAGATGCTTGCTTCCCTTGCAGTAATAGTATAGCAGAAACCGGAGGTGAGTGAAATGGCGAATGGATGCGGAAAGACCAACGAAAACATCTATTTTCGCTGTAGAAAAGAAGCGGCAAAATACGACGAGAGACTATCCAGCCGAGAAGGTGCGTCGGAACTGCTCGGAATATCGGTCTCCTCGTTATCCGATTACGAGCTCGGAAACACGAAAGTGGTTCCGGTAGATAAGGTAGATCTTATGGCAGCTCTGTACAAATCCCCACAGTTGAGAGCCATCTACTGTAAGACTGAATGCCCCATAGGAAGGTATCTGCCAATAGCCACGGAGATTAAGTCCATCGAGACGGTGGCAATCAGAATACTCCACGCCCTCGAAGAGTCCAAGATCGATGAAATGAAGAAGCAGTTGCTTGCAGTAGCGAGCGATGGCAAAATCGACACATTCGATATTCCGGTTCTGAAGGACATCAGAGAGTATTTGGTTATGCTCCAGACGGTTATAAGCGAGCTCCATCTGCTATGCGACAAGGAGGTGCTCGAAGGTGAGCGAAAGAAAAGTCCTTGAAGAGATGCTCGAAAAAGAGTTTGGCATCAAGAGTGAGCGAGAGCTTGATCGAGCACTCAAAGAAATGAAAAAAATCGACATATCGGTGTTCGTCCAGAGAGTGACGATCCCGGAAAAACGGAGGAGAAAACTATGTTCACAATGAACGCAGAATTACAGTCCGCAAGAGAACGAGCGGAGAAGACTATCGGGCTCGAGCTTCCCGATAGTGTGTGCGAGAAGGTTCTCGCTTATACCAGAAGAAAGCTCGAAGTAATAGAGATGCACGAGAAGAAGCCGGACGGCTACCTCGCCATCCTGTTCGAGAACGAGCTTCTGGACCATTGCACCAGAACAGCAATCAATCTTGCTTCGGCTATGTGCCGGGAGGTGGCTTATGCAGGTTGTTGAAGCAATCGAAAGAGAGATCAGATCTCTCGAAGAAGGCATTACATACGCAGAGCTCACGGATACTGCTTGGCATCCGGACTACACAAGATGGGTCAGAAGAAGACGCTTCTTGTCGTGGGTTCTGAAGAGATACCAGAAGATGATACGCAAGGAGGAAATGAGCCGTGTGCGAGATATGTCACAGCAGCCCGTGTTTAAGCAGGTGCCCTAACGCTCCGGAGCCTCCTGCGGTTTACAAGTGCTCGCACTGCGGCGAGGGTATCACAGAGGGTGAAGAATATTACGAGTATGACGGAGAGTATTACCACGAGGATTGCTTCGGAGAATGTGCCGTAGATCTCTTGGTAGAAAGCGGTGCCACTAAAGGCACGGCGGAAGAGGAGGTTCCAGATTATGACCCATACGACGATTGATGTCCCAAAGTTCGACGATGTTGAGTTCGATGAGACTACCCACACCTACCGGGTCAACGGAGTCGTGCTCCCATCGGTTACAACGGTTATGAAGCCTCTCTCCTCATCCTTCTATGAAGCGGTGGACGCAGGAACCTTGTCAAACGCCGCAGATCGAGGAACGGCTGTTCACCAAGCCATTGAAAATTTCCTCGAGTATGGTATTGAGGATATACCCCCCGAACACGCCGGATATTTTGCCGCTTTCAAGGCTTTTCTGGCGGACAAGAACCCAATCATTATAGCAACAGAAACAAAGCTGTACCACAAGTTTTTGAGGTATGCTGGGACGGCGGATCTTCTCTGCATCATAGACGGAAAAGTGTACCTTATAGACTACAAGACCACATCGGTTCTGGTGGATATGCTGGTAGGAGTACAGCTTGAGGCATACGCCAAAGCATACGAGAGCTTCGGAGTGAAGATTGATGCCAAAGCGACGCTTCATCTCCGCCCCAACGGTAAATACGGTTTCAAGGAATACAAGAGCCAAGACACAGAGTGCTGGAGTGTGTTCGGCTCACTCCTTACCGTTTTGCAATACATCAACAAGTTCAAGAGAAAATAGGAGGGAAAAACAATGAAAGAAACGAAAGAAGAAGTGGTAGCCGTCATCGGAGCCACACAGCAAGCGGAGGGAGAAGCGGAACTGACAAGAACAGTTACCGAAATCGAACTCCACGCACAGTCCATCATCATTGCGAACGCCGACGACTACCAGCAAGCGGCGGATTTCGGAAGAGCACTCAAGCAGAAGTCGGCGGAGGTAACGGCGTTCTTTGCACCTATGAAGAAAGCCGCACACGATGCCCATAAGCAGGTGTGCGACAGAGAAAAGCAGATGCTCGCTCCTCTGGTAAATGCCGAGAAGGTCATCAAGAAAACGATGGGCGACTGGGCTATGGAACAGGAGCGTATCCGCAAGGAAGAAGAAGAGAGACTTCGCAAGGCGGCGGAAGCCGAAAGTGATAGACTCTTCCAGCAAGCTCTCGAGGCTGATCGAAACGGCGATGTGGCTGCCAGAGATGCTGCTTTGATGGACGCACAGGTAATTGAACAGGCTGGTCGCAACCTCGCTATCCCGGGCGAGAGTACGAAGGCAAACGGAGTATCCGTAAGTAAAGACTGGGAGATCACAGGAGTAGCAAGCGACAAGGTTCCTGTTACCTTCTCTGGCATCGAGCTCCGCCCTGTCGATACGGCGGCAGTTCTGCGTCTTATCCGTGCGTCGAAGGGTCAGATCGAAATTCCCGGCATCTCGTACAAAGAAGTGGCGAAGATGTCGTTTAGAAAGTGAGGATAAAATATGACAACAGCATTGAGCAAGGCGGAAGCCAATGCCCTGCAAGTCAGCTATGAAGTGCTGGGCACCAGAGTCGAGCTTGACATCGACTTTGTGAAGAAGTACCTCGTCAGAGGTAAAGCAGAGCTCACGACAAACCAAGAGCTCGTGATGTTTATGAACACCTGCAAAATGCAGGGGCTCAACCCGTTGGTAAACGGAGAGGTGTACCTCATCAAGTACCAAGAAAGCGAACCTGCACAGATGGTTGTTGGCAAGGGAGCCTATCTCCGGAGAGCCTTCGATCATCCCGACTACTCGCATAAGAAGGACGGTATCACGGTTAAGCGAGGAAACGAGATCGTCCAGAAGGAAGGGTGCTGCGTATATCCCGGCGAAGAGCTCGTCGGCGGATGGTGCAGAGTTTTCTACACTCGCAAGGGACAGCAACAGGAAGCCTTCAAGGAAGTCTCTTTCACAGAGTACAACAAAGGTATGGCGAACTGGAAGTCCAAACCTGCTACGATGATTAACAAGGTCGCAGTAAGCCAATGCGTCAGAGAAGCCTTCCCGAAGGACTATGAGGGAGTGTACTCCGAAGAGGAGATGATTGCTTCCGGGGCAATCCCTGTTGACTACGAAGATCTCACCCCGGGCACGGACGGAGCCGATCCGATCATCGTTGACGAGCCTATCACCCAGTCGGAAAGACAGGCTATGTTCGCATTTGCCCAGAGCAATTTCGGAAAAGAAGAAGGAAATGCTCTCGTAAAAGCGTTCATTGAAGAAGAGGGTATGACCTCCACCACGGGGATGCTCAAGTCCGTGTACACCAGAATTATGGAGAAGCTCCACCTCGAACTTGAGAAAACGGCACCTCAACCCGAGACGGAGACCACCGAAGAGGAATGATAAAGCATAGGCAGGTGAAACGACATGGGAAGATTGCCCAAGAAAGGCGTTGACTACTTTCCCCACGACACCGATGCCTCCGCAAAAGTTACGCTCTTCACGCTGGAGTTTAAGTATGGGAACGACGGATACGCCTTCTGGTTCAAGCTGCTTGAGTTCATAGGTCGAAAAGAGAACCTTTGCCTTGACACCAACGAGAAGATCGAGTGGATGTACTTTGTAGCCAAAACAAGGCTAACGGAGGAAAAGGCAAAGGAGATCCTCGGTGATCTTGCGGAACTCGGAGCGATAGACCCAGCTTTATGGACCAAAGGGATTGTGTGGTCTGACAACTTCGTTGAGAGGTTGTCGGATGTGTACAAAAAGCGTGGAACAGAAACGCCGAAAAAACCGTATTCGGCTTCCTTGCCCCAAGATCCTCCTCCGGAAGAGAAAAAAGATCCTCCTGCGGATGGCACTCCGACAGATCCGCCTCCGCAGGATCCCCCCAAGAAGGGAGCAAGAAGAAAGAAGACCGATGCGGAGATTGACAGCGAGAAGATCAAATACGCCGACTTCGTTAGAATGAAGGCGAGCGAGTATGACACTCTCTGCCAGCGGTACGGGAAGCCAGCCGCCGACAAAGCCATTGAGATCCTCGATCTCTACAAGGGCTCCAAAGGCAAAACCTACAAGGATGACTACCGAGCCATTCTGTCGTGGGTAATAGGAAAGATCGAAAAGGAACACCCGGGTCTTATCCGAAAGGACGACGGGGTTCCGAGCGGAGGAAATCCGTTTGATGCGTATATGTGAGGAGGCGTAGAGGATGAGCGAAAACGGACTTACTGGTTTCGGTGAACTGTTTGCAAACTTGCCGGACATCTGGCTCGCCAAGCAAGAGATCCGGGAAGGCGACTGGTTTGAAGGAGACATCCTCTACTGTGGAAAATGCAGACAGCCACGCAGGGGCATCCAGAATTTTATGGGAAAGGATAGACTTGTCACTCTATCCTGCGATTGTGAGAAAGAAGCAGCCGAGCGAGAAAGGCTTGCAGAGATCGTAAAGAAGAACCGAGAAGTGTGCGGTATGGATGCTTTGGCTACGAGTCACACCTTCGACACCTTCCAGATCACCGAAGCAAACGCAAAGCAGCATCGCCTCGCAGTACGATACTGTGAGAGTTTCTCTGAAATGCTCGCAGAAAATCAAGGGCTCGTCTTCTACGGAGATGTAGGGACCGGAAAGACCTATCTGATGGAGTGTATCGGGAATGCGGTACTCGAAAAAGGATACTCGGTACATAGCACCTCTTTTAACGATCTGTTAAAGGTGGTGAGCGGTTTCAACTCCGAGGTCGATGAGGAGGCATACATCAGAAGGATCTGCGGACCATCGCTTCTACTGGTGGATGATCTCGGAACGGAAAGAAGCTCCGACTTCGCACTCGAAAAAGTGTACAATGCTGTAAACAGCAGAAGCCGAGTCTGCAAGCCAACGATCTACACCACGAACCTCCCCCTCCAGATGATGCTTGAGCCGGAGAACATCAGATACAAGCGTATCTATGACAGGATCCTTGAGACCTGCACCCCAATCGAGTTTAAGGGGGCATCGTGGAGAAAGAGATCTGCTGGCGGCAGGTTCAACAAAATCAAACAGATGATGGAGGAATGATATGGAAGGCAACACAACAAGCAAACCAAAGCCTGTGAGAATAAAGATTGCCCTTCTCGAAGATCGAGTTACCGTAGCCGGGATCCTCGTAAAGAATGGCTATCAAGTCCGCCCGGGGAAATCCAAGCGGACACCGACAGGCAAGACCTACGACTACTACCTTGAGGTGGTTGAGCAGACGGAGGACGAGAAATGATTAGATTTGTCATACTCGGAGAACCGCACGGCAAAGGAAGACCTCGGTTCTCCAAGTGCGGTAAATTTTCAAAGCCGAGAACCCCGGAGGACACGATCCTGTATGAGAACCTTATAGTCACGGAATACGAGAGACAATGCGGCGACTTTAAGTTCCCAAAGGGCGTTCCTCTGGATTTGAGGATAATGGCTTACTACACCATCCCGGCGAGTGCAAGTAAGAAAAAACAGGCTCTTATGCGGTCTAAAGCGATACGCCCCACGAAGAAGCCAGACTGGGACAACATCGGTAAAGTCGTCGCAGACGCTTTGAACACAAGGGCATACCACGATGACGCACAGGTTGTTGACAGTATGATCCGAAAATTCTACTCCGATACCCCCCGGGTCGAAGTCTTCATCGAGGAGGCGAAAACCTATGAGTAAGCAAGTTGAGTGGAGTGCGTTCTACGGCGAGGGAGATATTGTTTGCGAATGCGAGCAATGTAGCGTCGAAGAACGCTTCCACTTCGATGACAATCACCCGGATTACAAAGGAGCACAGGAAAAGCTCAATAAGATGGGCTGGGTATCTGTCAAGATCAAAGGAAAATGGCACGACTTCTGCGGCGAAGATTGCCGCAACACCTATATCAAAAATAACACATAAGGAGACAGGAACAATGGACAGAAACCAAATGTACCAGATGAACATCGATAGCGGAGCTTTTGCCGCTATGAGAGAAGACTTTAACAAGGTTCTCACGAGAACCCTCAAGAACGCCTTGAATAAAGAAGGCGACTGCGCCGAGCTCACTATCAAGCTGAAGATCAGCCTCGAAAGAACGAAGGCACCAAACTTTGATCCCTGCGGAGACCCCGAGAAGGACATCGTAAAGCCCAAGTTCGATCACAAGGTGAGCTCGGTTATGAACATCAAGGACGAGGAGTCCGGATCCTTCAAGGGCGAGTACGAGCTGGTGTGGGACGAAGATCTCCAAGACTTTGTTGTTCGACCCATCGATAACGGGCAGATGGACCTTTTCACGACCAGAGATGGAAACGGCGACATCATTTATGAGTGCGAGGCTGAAGAAGTGCTGGAGCTCCCTCCTGCTCCCCAGTTGCTCGAAGCACCTGCGTCAGATCCCGATGACGGTGGAGACGGTGATGAGACTCTGATCTATCCCGAGCCCGACTTCAACGACCTCGAATATCCGGAACCGGAGGACGATCAGTAATGGAAAACCTCATCAAGCAGGTAGAGTTTCTGGCGGCGGAGGAATACGGTCACGCAAGCCAGCTATACGGTCCGCAATGCAGTTCCGCCCACGAAGGTTATGCCGTGCTCAAGGAAGAGTGCGACGAAGCCCACGACGAAGTAATCGCTCTCGATGTCTTTACGGACAGGTTCTGGAAATCTGTTAAGACAAATGACACCGACAGCCAGCTCGAAAACCTCGAGGCGATTTACAAGAAATCGATCCTCGCAGCTTGCGAGTATATTCAGACTGCGGCGATGGCTTTGAAAACAGCAAGAACCGTCGCCCCCACAAAGCCCCTTAAAACGCTCACAGGAGGAGATTGATATGCGTATCACCATCTACATCTTTTTACTCGTTATAATGTCCCTATCGGCTATATTTGCGATCTCTGGCACGAATAACGAGAAGCAACCAAACAAACAGGAGAACAAGCCTATCGATCCTGCAATCAAGACCATCCTCGGATATAATCCTGCGGATGTGCACGAAAAGAAGGCAGATCTCTTTAGAAGGCTCATTGCCTTCGGCGTGTTCACGGTAGCAACGGCGGCGTTGCTGACGATCTATTTCACAGGAGGTAACGTGTAATGAATGCAAATGTTAAAGTGGGAAACATCGCTTCCGATCTTGAGCTAAAACAGACCCCCGGAGGCGTGTCCGTTCTGCGTTTCACCCTTGCCGTGAAGAGACCATTCAAGAAGGATGTCACGGACTTCTTCAGATGCGTGGCTTGGAGAGGAGATGCGGAAAACATCAGCAGGTACTTCAAGAAGGGCGATTACATCGCCATCAAGGGATTTGACACCACAGGATCCTACACAAAGAAGGTCGGCGGAGAGGAAGTCAAGATCCCTACGCAGGAGATCCAGATACAGGAATGGGACTTCTGTGGAAGCAGAAAGAGCGAGGAGCAGAACGCTCCTTCATACTCCGGTCAGCCCCAGTTTGAGGAGATTGATCCGGACGGAGATGTCCCGTTTTAAGGAGTAATCTATGGAACAGATCAACAGATGCTTGCATTGCGGAGGCGAAGGCGTACTCACCGGGCGAAAGAAGATCAAGGTGGTATGCAAGGTCTGTGGAGCGAGTGGGGCTGAAATGCCCCTTCGCTCCCAAGCAATCACCTCTTGGAACAGAGACAACCTTGTTCGTTGCGAAGACTGTGCTCACTATCACGAGGACATCGGATGGTGCGACAAGTTGAGCTACTTTTATGATGAGAATGAGCAGCCCGTATCTCCATCGGAGTCAACGGTCTGGCTCGTTTTTGATAAGGCTGATTATTGCAGCCGTGCCGAAAGGAAGGAACAGGGCGATGGCAGGACCTAACACTTGTGTCGCTTGCGGAGAAATCATCCCAGAAGGCATCCAAGTATGCCAAATATGTTTACGAAAAGGAGTTACGATTATGGAAAACGAAAACTACACCCACGAAGAGAATGGTATCAAGAGAAACCAGAACCCCGAGATCGGTCCTATGGACGGAGTAGAGTGTGAGGTGCGAGGCATCCTCACCAAATTCATCGAGCAGAAGAAGCGAGGGAAGATGGTTCAGTCCCAGCACAACTGCAAGATTATGGCGAGCGTCGAAACAGGCACCGTGTCGATCTCTATGAGAAGAGAGAGAGGTCTTATGATGACGGTACGGCTCGACGAAATGGTAGCCCTCGTTGCCGCTGCTCTCGAAGCTGGCAAGGAAAATGCGGAGGAGACGAGCAATGACGGACAGGAATGACACCCCGGAGACACAGGCTATGGTTCCGATCACCCCGGAACCACCAAAAGAACCCAAGAAGAAAAAGACAGGACCTCGACTCACTCCAGAGATGGTCGAGCTTATAGCCGTAGTCGCCGCAGAAACCGCAGTCGAAAAGTATAAGGAAGAGCGGAAACGAAGTGCGGAGGTGGTTCGTGATCGCAGGTACAACAACACTAAACTGCTGTTCAGATCATACCGATCTTTGGCGGACTACAACAAGAACACCATTTTTGACATAGCCCAGCTTGCAGAAGAGAAAGGAAACCCGGAGCTTCTCGAGGCTGTGGGTCTTCTCGGAGAAAGCAGACAGGTCGAGTGCATTCGGGACAGAGTTGCCTTTACCAGAGTTGCTATGGAAAATGTCGAGATCGCTCTCGAGGTTTACAAGCGGTGGTGCGAAAAATCCCCGAAGCCAGAGGTTCAGAGAAGATGGAGGGTCCTGTATAAGATGTACCTCTCCGACACCGAGCTTACTCCGCAGGAAGTTGCCGACGAAGAGCACATTTCCTTGAGCCAAGTTTACGAAGACATAAACAATGCGGCGAAGGATATGGAAAAGCGTTTCTTCGGTCTTGACACCGAGATTTTCGAGTGACTGGAAAAATACTGTATTGACATTGGAATTACCGTATGGTAAAATGGTAGTGTCAAAAATTCTGATTAGTAAGTGTTTTTCAGAGTTTTTCTTCTCCATTTGCCCCACCTTGTTCGCAGGGTGGGGTTTTTCATTGCGTACAGAAAGGAGCCAGAGATGAGAAAATATGACTATCTCGTAGTGGGAGCAGGACTGTTTGGTGCCGTGTTCTGCCAGCAAGCAATCTCCCGGGGCAAAACCTGCCTCGTTATTGATAAGAGGAACCACATCGGTGGAAATTGCTACACAGAAAACATCGGAGGTATCAATGTTCACAAATACGGTCCTCACATCTTCCACACGGACAGCAAAGAGATCTGGGAATACATAAACCAGTTCGCAGATTTTCATCGCTTCCAAAACGCTCCTATCGCTGTATATGAAGGGCAAGCATACAACCTGCCATTCAATATGAATACCTTTGCCAAGATCTTCGGCGTCTCCGATCCGGAAGAGGCGAGGCGTTGCATTGAGGAGGACAAGAGCTTTACCGGGAAGAACCCGTCAAACCTCGAAGAGAAGGCTATTTCGATGGTAGGAAGCACCATTTACCAAATGCTCGTAAAGGGTTACACGGAAAAGCAATGGGGACGGGATTGCAGAGACCTTCCGCCGAACATCATCTCCAGACTCCCCCTTCGCTTTACCTATGACAATAACTATTTCAACGATGAATATCAAGGCATCCCAAAGGGCGGGTACACCGCGATTTTTGAAAAGCTCCTCTCCGGGGCGGATGTCAGACTCTCCACCCCGTATCAAAAGTATCTCGAAGATCTTGCGGACACGGTTATCTTTACAGGAAAGATCGACGAGTATTACGGATACATCCTCGGTGAGCTTACCTATCGCTCTCTTCGCTTTGAGGAGAGCGTGCTTCATACTGTGGGAAACTATCAAGGAAACGCAGTTGTCAACTACACGGAAAGATCGGTTCCGTACACCCGTATCATCGAGCACAAGTATTTTGACCGGGACGCTTTCGACCTTACGCACACGGTCATCACGAAGGAATACCCGGCGTTCCACGATCATACAAACGAGCCCTACTATCCCATTGAGAATAACCGCAACAGATCCCTCTACGAAAAATACAGGGCTCTCTCGGCGGCAAACCCGAAGGTAAAATTCGCAGGTCGCACCGGAGAGTATCGTTACTACGATATGGATGACACGATTGCAAAAGCCATTGAGCTTGCAAATAAATTGATGGAGGAAAACGACAGAAATGGAAAAACGGATTGAAGTCGTCACAATGAGGGTCGGAGACCTGTCCTCCTCTTTCGGGAACCCCAGAAAGATCAAGCGAAAGCAGCGAGAAGAGCTCCAGCAATCGCTCGAACAGTTCGGAGACTTCGGTCTCATCGTCATTGACGAGAACAACAACATCATCGCCGGGAACCAGCGATGCTCTGTGCTTATGGAGGAAAACCCCGATACGGAGGTATTGTGCAAAAAGCTCATCGGGTACACCGATGCAGAGAAACGGGCAATCAACATCAAAGACAACACCCACGCAGGAGAATGGGATCTCGATGTCCTTGCAGCGTGGACCGCAGATCTTAATGTTGATTTTGGTATCGAGCCCAAAGTAAAGGATCCGGAGAAAATGGATCTCCCGGATATGGAACTCATCAGATATGAGAAATACGATTATGTCCTTATCGTATGCCGCAACGAGGTTGACTATAAGAACCTCCAGCGAGCTCTCGGTCTCGAGAAGAGAAAGATGATCGTCGCCCCAAAGCGAAAGACTCAAGCAAGAGCCATCTGGTACGACGACATCAAGGCACAGATCATTGGCAAGGACGAAGCTGAATTGAGAGGAGAAAGCGAATGAAAATTTTGATTACGGGCTGTGGCAGACACAGCAAGACGCTCGTCGAGTGTCTGAAGGATAACCCCGACAATATTCCTGTTGAGATCATCAGTATCAATAACAGCGAAAGAAACATCTTGAGGACGGGAGTCGATGAGTATCACATCGCTCCTTCTATTTTTGCCCCCGAGTACATCGAGTGGCTCCGCAATCTCTGCGAGGAAAAGGGCGTGGATGTCATCCTCCCCTACATCACCGCCGAGCTTCCCATTGCCGCCGCTAATCGAGAATATCTCGAGGAGAAGGGCACGAAAGTGTCGGTAGCCTCCCTCGATAGCCTTATGGTCGCCAACAACAAGGTTGAGATGGCAAAGATGTTCCCCCAGTATATGCCAAAGCAAATCGTTGCTCATAACAGCAGGGACATCAGAACCTTCGCAAAGAAGGTGGGATACCACACCGGAACACAGCTTTGCTGCAAGCTCACCGATAAGTGCGGAGGATGCGGCTTTGCCATTCTTGATGAGAGAAAGTACCTCGACATCGCCTCCTTCAACAAGGTGGGCGTAAACAGATACATCAGCCTCAACCAGCTCTGTGAGATTGCAGATAAGGTTGACACCGAGATCATCATTCAAGAGTATGTCCCGGGCACAGATTACAGCGTTTGCGTCCTCGCAGATCACGGAAAGACCATCTATGAGTGCGGCTTCGCAGGATACGCTATGGAGTTCGGAGCTGTCACCTCTGGAGAGATCATCAAAAACGAAGAGGCATATCGCATTGCCGCAGAAGTGGTCGAAAAGATCGGACTCGACGGCAACGCTTGCTTCGATTTTATCATCAAGGAAGACGGAACCCCCGTTCTGCTTGAGTGCAACCCCAGAATTAACGCAACCCTTCCTTTTCTTGCGGAAGCAGGAGCAGATCTCGCATATTACAGATGCAGACAGCTTCTGGGCGAAACTCTCCCAGAGAACCTCGACATCGACTACGGTCTCAAGATGGTAAAGTATTATGAGTCTCACTACTTCAGATAAGAGCAATCCCACCTTCGGCATATATTGTATGTCGATCAGCCGCTGGGATGCCATTATGACGAAGCACCTCTTTGAATACTGCACCTATGTCGTCAGAGAGGAACAGGCGGAAAACTACCGCAAGGCTGGCATCGAAGATATGCTTGTTATACCCTCCGGTGCCGTGCACGATTTTATGTCAACCTTCTATTGGATCATCGAAAACACGCCGGAGGATGTTATCTGCATCGTGGACGACGATGTTAAGGTAATGTGCTACCGAAACAATAAACAATATCCAATAATAA